AGGAGGGCAGGTTTGTTCCTCCCTATTTTATACTGACCCTCGGCGGTTGTGTCAGTGATTTATCCCACTATTTTCTTAGTGATGTTGTCCAACCTATTGCGCATGATTTCTTTCACTCGGTCATTAGCCCGGGTGCGGGGATCATGCCCAAATTGATTGGTGTACATGTGGCTAGCTTGTTTATCCTCGATGAGAATGAGCAAGTTAGCGAGTTGCGTGAGCAGGAGAGAGTACGATTCATCTCCAAATGGAGGTCTTCCATTTTTCATTAGGTCCATGATGGCTATGGCCTGTTCGGCAGCTCGCGCTCGGTTGATTCTAACTTCCTTGATGGAAACAGCCCTAGATTCCAACACCCCTCTGGCGAGTGTAACTGCTGTCCTGAGCTTGTTGGTATTGATCCACACTTCACCTGTCGGCGAAATGGACATGCCGATGAATTCGCCTTGTGTTTTATTGGACTGGTTTTTCGCCACAAACTTCCAGTCATCTGGGCGCCACTCTTTGTTTCGCTTAGGCTCATCAGCAAATATAATGCTGTCATCGCCAGCGAAGGCCATTGGGGTGTTCTTTAGGTCGAGCTTGGACTTGAGGCATGTGTACGCCATGTTTCTAACGGTGTTAAGTAAGAAGGTCCATCGGTCACCCGAAAATTGCATCAGCCCCAGGTTCCCAATCACTGTAGACGTCCCCACTCGATGATTAGTGAAGTAGCTTACGAAAGACTGTGGGAGTCCGAGGTATTGGAGCAATTTGACGTCGAATTGTAAACAAGCTCCGTCCACACTACTGTCCCAAGCGGTGTAGTCAGTGGTGAAGAAGTTTCTAATGGTTTTACCCATTTGCACGTCCCTAATCCATCGTCTGAATTGTCCGTTGTTGCGTCGCAAGTGCAGGTAGATATTCTTGGGTAGGTTATCTAAGATTATTCTCTCGACGTACAGTGCAGCCGCAGCGTGGTTGATTGTTCTGCTGAGGGCCATGTCTGTTACAGTTTGTCCCGCGGAAGCTGGCTTTCCGTATTTCTCGATTTTCTTCAAGAGTTGGGACTTGAGAATGAGCCGCGCTTGGTTGTCAGGCAGGTCGATGGGGTCGTCTTTAATGGCGCGGACAGCCTCAGCTACGGTTCTTGAGTCTAGCCAGCTAGTCATCGCTTCTTCCACGCATTGCTCGTATAGCGCCTCGTTGAAACCCCTGGGTAAGCTGGGGATCAGCTCGAGCAATTTCCTAAACAACTGCTCGCCACGTGCTTCCCCTCGCTCGAATTCGTGGATGTTATCCTCTTTGGTGGAGAAGTTGAGTCGTTTCTTCTCAGACAAGCGGGCGGTGGCTTTGTCAGTTGCAGAGTGCGTGAGCACGTTTGGATCAGCAGCTCGCCCCACTTGGTGTGTCACAGCATCACCCACGTAGATTTCCCCCACTTCGCGGGCGATTCCTAATTCCATGTGTCGCGAGTGTAGTAAGTCTACCATCGCTTGAGAGATGTCTGGGTCGCGAGCGCAGTCATCTTCGTCGTTGGCACTCGTTGGCAGGTTCGTGGGGTGAGCTCGGAGCGTCGGGTAGTACATGGATAGCGATTTGTACAACTCGTAGTCTAGTATATGCAGGTTAGTGTTATCGCTGGGTGGTCCCGCGTAGTCGTAAGAGGGCTGCGTAAACCCGTCAGTTAAATCTCTTTCCTGCCTACGCTCAAGAGTTTCAGCGTGTGTTTTGATCGCCAACCGCAGTATAAATGGGTTGTTTTTGAAGATGTGAACTAGCATGGCTCTTCTTAGGTATGATTGCTTATACTCGCTGCGTCGAGGTACCCCTTTGAACCGAGCTAAGTCAGCCAAAGCGGCGTTGTATATGCGTGAAGCTCCCCACGGCTTCAGACCGTGTGGTGTATCCTTGGGATCGACAATTAGGTAGAGGGAGCCTTTGCCACGTGTGAGTCCGACCATGGCGGTGTGATCTGACACTCGGTTGGTTAGCCCGCTCATGTCAAGCGAGTAATCACCTTGGAAATTGATGCCCTGGGACTCCGCTGTGGTGATAGCTGCTACACTGCTAGTGTTGAGCGTTTGAACGAACCTGGAGGAGCTCGCCAGAATAGGAATTTTCTCTGGCGGAGTGTCGAGAGCTAAGCAAGTGCCCGTGGCTTCGGTTTTGAGTCCTGAATGCCATCCGTACCATCTCGCAAGGTGAGGTGCGTGCCTGAATGACACAGTGGCGTATGGGATCTCGGGGAAAGTTCTGCTTATCACCTCGATGTCGCTCTGTAAACTCCTAGTTTCGGCGAGTGGCTTCGGAAACACGTTTCCTGCTTGGCATGGATCGCCGGTGAGGATCAACATCTTCAGGTTTGGACATATGTACGGCAGCAAATCCAATGTTCCAGGGATGAGCTTGCCGTAGTCGTCTAGGATTAGTGTCTCGAAGTCCGTTTTCCGGAATAGCTCCATGTCCTGCAGGTAGCCGCGGCTATTGCCTTCTCCCAAAACGTTAGCCTCCTGAAGCTCAGTTGATGCCAGTGGGTTTGGTGACCACCAGCCGATAGTTGATTTGTCCTCTTCTTCGACAATTTGCTTGATCACAGCCGTGGTTTTACCACTGCCAGGGACTCCGTGAAGTACGATGGTTGGAAGAGTAAGTGCTTCTGTTTCAACTTTGACGCATTGTGGGATGGCAACCGCCATGTCTTTGTTATTCCCGGCTCCGATCCATAACTCGGGCGCTTCTCTTAAGTCGTGAGCAAGCAACGTCGCCCTGTGTTTGTTGGCCGTGAATTGAATGCCATGGGGCTTAAGCTCTACGCGTGGTAAGAGCACGGTTTTTGCTACTTCTTCGAGTAGTCGCGTCTCTGCTGGCACGGAATTCTTTGGAACGTTGACGAATTCGTGCAGCGAGTATCTGAGCCGGTACGTGCTGATAAACTTGTTACCCAGCTCGATTCCACTGAGTTTTACTTCACTGGGTCTGAGTTTGCTCGAGTTAAGTAGCGCATTAGAAACCACGCGCTCAGTCGCTCCGTCCAAGAAGTCGTCTTCATTATTTTCGACATCCTCGTCGACTTCTTCTCCCGCTACCTCTTCGTCGGTCGAGGGGTCTTGAAGGATGTCCCGGAGCATCTGATCCATAGCGTTGAGTTGGGGCGCATCCTCGAACTGCTCATCGTCGTCTTCTTCTTCTTCTTCTTCTACCTCACTTTCACCATCATCCTCGTTTTCCACGTCTTCATTCTCCTGGCCTTCGGGATCAGCAAGCTGCTCGGCCTCCCCTTCGTTATCAGCAGGGGCAGGTGCAGTTGGTGGTGCCTCTGCCTGTTCAGTGGCTTCCCCGACTTGTTGATCCGGGAGTGGTCCCTGTGGTGCTGGGGGAGAAGTTGGTCTATCGATCGGTAATTGTGGCGGCGGAGTTGGATCGCGTGGTATCGGTGAAGGTTGTCTTCCAGCCGGGAGTTCGAGCGCGGGTGGTGCTGGCGGTGGTGGTGGAGTTGGACCACGTGGTGGCGGTGAGGGTTGTCTCTCAGCCAGGAGTTCGGGTGCTGGCGGTGCTGGCGGGGTGGGAGCCCTGGGAACTTCAGCGGGTGGGTAGGCGGCATCTCCTCTCTCGCGCCCGGCATTCCTCAGTGCTAAAGCCTGCTCAGTGATCTCATCGTCGTCAAGCAAGAAGTTGCGGGCAGCAGCCTCAGCAGCATTGTTGGCAGCCGCGTCGCGAGCAGCTTGTCTCGCGCGTTCTCCTGGGAAGAGATCAGCAGGAGGGGGAGTCAGGGCGCCATTGCGATTAGCGGGCCTGTCTACTGCGCCCCGTCCTCGGCCGACACCTCTTGCGCCTCTACCTCCCCGACCTCTGAAGTTGCCGGGAGCGGGTCCGTCATCGGAGTCGTCGTCGTTGTTATCATCGTTCCTGTTGTTGCGCCCGAGCCAAGCGGGTCTGTTACCGTCGTCTTGTCTTCTCGGCTGCCTTGGTCGTGTTCTGTTTGCCAGATACACTCTGTCAGGATGCTCGACACACCATTCGTTAATGTGGTCGCAGTGCTCGTGAGTATTCTGTCTGTCGCTCTCGCGTTGGATACGCATGCGTTGCCACATTAGGCGAACCGAATCACCGAATTGGTCCTGACGTCGGCGAGCAATTTCCTCATCGCGTTGTTGGATTCGCTCACGTTCGAGGTTGGCTCTGTCTTCGTTAGTGCGAATTCTCTGAAGACGGTCACGCTCAGCTGTGTCGTTGAGTCGTTCGCGGCGAAGCTGCTCGTCTCTGAACTGAGCGAAATCAGTTTGCTGTTCAAACCTTATTTGGTCCCTAGTGATGGTATCGATTTGGCCTTGTGTCCTATTGCGCTCGTCCCTGGCTAACTGGTTAGCTTGCTCGATGCCGCGTTCCTCCTTACGGTCTTCTTTGCGGATGGCGCGTAGTCGTTCGGATTCGTTGATAGCGTCTTCAACCCTCTGGTACCTAAGTACAACGTCGCGCTGGATTGTGAAGTCTCGGTCACCCACTTTAACCTCGTAAGCGTCAGTGTTACGTTCGGTTCTAAGGCGCTCATCGCGATCTAGCGTATCAGCGAGGGTCTGTTCGCGAAGCCTAGCATCGCGCGCAGCGGTGTCTGCGAGTTGCAGAGCGTGACGTGCGGCCTCTGCATCACGCTGCTGTTGTTGCACCCATTCTGCTCGCGCTTGAGTTCGTTGGTCGGAGAGGGTAGCTGCTTTTTCTCTGATGTCGTTGATGAGTGTGGTTCGGTCGGCTGCATCAACATTTTCGAGTTGCCCGTTTGGTAACAGAGACTCATCAGTAGTGACCAAGTGCCTGAATAGGTTGCTTTCGCTTGGCACGCGAGTGATGTACAAAGTGGGGCGTCCCGGTCTTGCGGTAGTACATGCTT